TACACAGCCAAGACTTTAAGTACATCATCTTGAAATGGTGCATCAACAGTGTCACGAATGTACGGAGCATCCACCACTGAACTATCAAAACCCGTAGTTGAGTACTCTGGCGTAAGGCGGTATATCGTAATACCCTCTTGCAATTCAACAACGCAATCTTTTTCTTTGAGTATGAACTTCGTGTACAGACGCACAAGTGCTTCGTTGGCGTAATGTACGATCTGTGGTTGTTTGGCTAAAGCCAGAGTACCATCACCAGCACTGGCCATGTGATGATTGGATAGCTCACCATAAGCGAGCATATTGAACAAGTCATTGAGTTGCATGTGTCTGAACCTTAAACAATGTAAGAGGCAAGTCCACTAAGAGCTTCCACTTCCTGTTGTTCTTCCCAAAGACTGTTCTCATCAGGAGTAACAGGGGCAGATTCAGAAGGTTTCCACGGCGTAAGGTAGGAAAGCTGTGAGATTGTATCAACACAGTCATCTTTACCCTTGATACCTGACTTGGTGACAAGTCGTAGTTGTCCCATGAAGATGCCCATGATAACGCTTCGTTTCATTTCTTCAGGGAAATACATCTTTCCAAGCTTGAACAGTGGGAGTATCAAGTTGAATCGAGTCAGCTTATCCCCTTGTGAACGGATACCTGCTGCACCACTTTTCTCTGACGAAGCTAAGTTGAAGTAAGTGTTCTTGGACAGCATTTCTGCCTGTATCCACTTAATGAATGCACCCTGTTGGCCAGAGGTTTCAATGCCTACGGACTGAGGTTTGTAAATCTGAACCAAGCGAAACAAATCCGCAAGGGTCTTGTCCATCGTTTGACGTTCACACACACCATCAACCCAGAACCAATCCCCATTGGAGTTGTAGGCCCAGACACTGATCACTGAAAAGTCAGCAGTCTGTTTGGCTGATGTGGCAAAGTCAGTCGTGATGTAGAAGTTGAACGTGGACTTCTTAGCCAACAGTTTGGCACGTTCGTACCAGCGAATCTCACCTTCCTGTACCAGACGTTCTTCCTCGGATGAAATCCTCAGCATCAACTCTTGGAAGAAACCTGCTTCCTTACCTGTCTTTACGGCCATATCGTATTGGTTTGCCACGTACTCAAATGTGAACCGATCTTCCCATGCACCCACGAACTCTTCCTTTGTGCACGGAAATCTTTCACACACTGGCCACACGTTCACATCCCAAGCACCAGATTCCACAGCCTCAATCAGAATGTCATCCTTGTTGAAGGGTGTGCCATTGAAGATCACCTTGCGACGTGTTGGGTCAAGGGCATGGTTCACCCCTTTGTAAACCGTATCCTTGATCGACTCCATTGCTACCTTGGATTTGGAATCATCATCACTCACCAAATCATCCAGCACACACAGCACAGGACGTTTACCAAAAATCTTGGTTCCCCGTAGACCAGTCTTGGCACCAAACATCTTGACGCCTAACATCATGTTGTCTCTGTTCTTGAACTCCAAATAATTGTCTGTGAACTTGGCTGATGGAATCCAGTACTGCAGGAACTCACTGTTGTTGTACCTGAACTCAATGTTCTTTCGCGCAGACTTCACACCATTGTCCATAGAGTCTGACACATAGATCATTCCCTCTACTCTTCCAAAGTTAGGCAAGTAACCAAACTGTGCCACAAACAATGTCAGGTACTCCATGAACAATGTAGTCTTTGCTGCACCACGAAAGCAAAGGTTTGCAATGTAGTCACTCACCCCTTGTGCAACTTTGTCTAACATGGCCAGATGTACAGGTGGAGTCTTATGAGTCTCACCTGTTCCACCATTGACCAACTTGATCCAGTTCATGAAGATCAGTGCAAACTCAGTCGGCATGTAATCAGGACTGTTCAGTATGGTGTAGTCCACACTGTCCAGCCAAGCATCAATCTCTTGTTTAATTAGAGCCATCTTTAGCCTCCACGTCAATGATGACTGCTGCTGCAATGTCTCTGGCTGTCACACCTTCTTTGATCAGCCCCTGTTGTTGTTGTGCCATACGGACCAGCAACTCTTTCATTTCCTTCATACCTGACGTATCACGCATATCCAGATTGATCAGTGGCCCTGCTTCTTTTGGTTTGGCCAAGTGAGTCAGCAAACTGTTGGCTGCATCACTTCGCACCTTGGGGCTTACGTCTGGGTCACGCATCAGACTGGCTTGTGTGTTGATTGCCTCTTGGAAAATGTCTTGGTTTAGCACCCAACTTGGAACCATAGTCTGTTCCATGATTCGGTTGACCAATTTGTTTTTGCTGTACGCATATACATACGAACCAATGTCCTTGGGCTTCACCCCTTCTTTCACCATACGCTGATAGCGTTGAGGGAAAGTTTTCACATAGGCTTCTTCGTTGCTGCACTTCATCAGTTTGAAGCTCACGTACTTCACAGCATTCAAATAATCCTCTGTCTTGTACTTCCCTTCAGACAGTACAGCCGTGTAGCCCAGAAAGTTTTCACGGATCAGTTCAGCTTCTTGTTGGTTGTTGCTCACGTTGTTGAGCATGTCCACCATACCTTGTGTGGCTGAAGTTCGCAGATTGGAAGGTAAAGTCTTCTGCAGAAGTTCAACGGTAAATGTCGTCATGGTTCTTGTTCCTTAGATTTATGTTTGCGCCGTGGCAGTACGGAGTCTACGTTGTAAGACCCAAGCGTAGCCTTCCATGTGGTAAAGCTGTTCCCTNAGATCAGCTTGTGACCTCTCAGGCAAAGCACTTGCTTTGCTGGAACCAAGGAACAAACGGAGGGCATCCACCTTTTTCTCTAGTTCTGCCCGTTCGTCAAGAGCACGGTGTACCCACGATTCGTTGTTTTGGTTTGAGACTGTCATGAAAAATTTCCTGTAGGGAGGTTTAAATAGGCTTATACTTTAACCTACCTTTCAGTCTGATGCTTCCCTTTTAAATCTCCCTTAGTAATAAGAGATAGAGATGGGGACTCCTTTTGTTCAACGGTTACTGACGTAACCCTTGGAACCAGAAACACAAGGGGACTTCAAACCCTAACCCGTTAGCAGTGAGTGGGGATGGCCATGTAAACCGCTGCAGTCAAAGTTCCTTACCTCCTTTGGGAATGATTTGGCAGGATAGGGAGAGCATTTGTTGCTCTCCCTATTTTTTTATCTATAACTCCCTACTTGCGAATAATCATTAAGCGCCCTACCATTCTGCCCAGAATGCAGCTTTATTCACAAAGGAGTTAATCACATGCCCAACATTGCAGTCTTCGCTGAATCAGGCGACAAACTTAGCACTCTTTCCCTTGAGCCAAGCACTCTACAAAACTTGAACGACTATCGTTCATTCCTTGTAGAACTTTATGGTCGCGCCCGTACCATTGTTCGACTCTTTGTAGATCGTCGTACAGTTTCACGCAATGAAAGCACCCACCCTTTACTTCTCATTAAAGTAATCAAAGGTGAAGCAGATGTTGTCAAACGTCTGGACTATTCAGTGTTAGCAGTGGCATTGTCCAATCATCCAACTAATGAGTGCCCCATTCGTATCTACTTCCAAGACATTGTGGAGGATCACAATATAAGAAACCTCTAGTCTAAATTTTTAAACCAAAGTTATATTGGAAAAGTTTTAGATTTTTTGATATGTATGTTCCATATGCAGTATTGGGGTACACCTACCCCCCGTACACATAAAGTACCCCCCCGTACACTGTGTACACTAATACACTAGCTCCTGCGTCGCTTAAGGCATCTTTGCCGTAACTAACTGGAGCTTCACATGGCNACGTCCAAACTCACATTCGGTNNNATNCTNACNACCGTATCCACAACTGCTAACACTCTTACAGCCACCATTGGTGCTGTCGGTGTTGGCGCTGATATGCTCACTGCATTTGTTAATAAACAATCGCAAGAGCAACAATATCAATACAAACTGGAGGCTAAAGCCTTCAAACAAAACTGCAGGGCTGAAATAGCACTGCAACTTGCTAACTCTGCGGAGCAAGTAGCTAAACAAAA